ATCTTACCTTCAGCCTCAGCAGATAACTGTGTGCAATAAACTACAAGACAACCATACATCTTCCCAATGTTTCTTGCATACACTGCATTGGCTTTAAGTACTGCAGGATCTTGAGTAGATGCCCCATCTTCAGCGAACTTAGATCCAATGTCAAGCACTACAATGTCAGGCTTGTGTGTCTTGATCACTGACTCTGCCCATCTCATGGTCTTACCCGTAGCATCTACGAACTTTATATTATCTTTTATAGGGTCATAAAGCCTGTGTGCCTGTGCCTTGTCAGCAGCTATCTGTGTCATGGTCATACCTGTAGCTGCTGTCATGTACCTGCTAGCCACTCGCTCTGGCTTCTCCTCATTACATAGAATCAAGATACGTGCCCCCTGTGATGCCCACCCATGAGGTGAAGCACATAAGGTACTGTGAAAGCTTGACTTACCTACATTAGATCTAGCACCTATCACAAACAGCATTCCATTGTCTAACCCTTGTACTGAATTAAACAATGAAGGTATGTTGAATCTCCACTTGGTATTGCTAGCTGCCTTGTCCAACAGGTTATCAATGCTATTGTCTACATAATTAACTCGTATCTGTGGGGTGAAATCATCTTGGTAACTATTAAGGATATGCCTCAGTGGTTCCATGGTGCTCTGCTCACCATTCACATACTGGAATCCTAGGTTAGCTACCTCCTCACCTACTAGTTGCCTGAACAGGTTACTGATTATTTTCTGTGCTACATCTGCACCCATGACAGAACTTCCATGTATCTTTTTAAACTCAAGATGCATGGCATGTTTCTGTGCCGTTGTAAGTGTTGGATTCTCGGTGAAGTACAAAGCCTCTAGTTCCTCTGGGGTTATGTCCCGTTGGTACTCTTCCATGGCTTTGTCAATGAGTTGTTTTATCTTGCGTAGATCCTTGCTAAAGATCTTATCTGGGCACTTAGCTCCCCTAGTATCGTCATAGAAAGACTTATCAAGGAGACTCTTCAGTAAGGCATGTTCCATTTAATTTCTCAATCAATGAGCGGACACGTTGCATGTCCTGTGGTTGGCGATATTTCAAGTCATCATACAGCTTCAATGCATATGCGTCAATACCATGTGACTTGAGTTCTCTGGTGTATGCAACAGTCTTAGCCATTGCATCAGGGTCAAGTGCCACTAGGACACGTGAGTAACCTTGTAGTTGCTCGATGTGTTCCCTAAGTAGCGCTGTCCCCATGATAGCGAAACCTGTGCATTGAAAGTGCAATGCTTGGGTAGCTGAGATACAGTCCTCAACAAGGATAATTGTTGAACCTTCTCCACAAGTGTACGCTCTGCGAGAATTGCCATACCTTTTCCACTTCGGGGTACGGTGAACAGATGATGAATTAAAGATCCTTCCCGCCCCCTCTGGGGAATAATGTCTTCCACAAGCATCAACCATCTTATCCTTGTCCATGATTGTAAATACAATTCGACTGTCTCTGACATCGAAGCGTAGTTCCACGGATTCATGGATACAGTTCTGCCTACGAAATGTTTGAATGTGTTCATGTTCTTTAACGATCCATTCAGGTAGCACAAAAGGTACTTCATCGTTAGGTGCATTGGCTTTATCCATCAGCCTACGTATATCTTCTATACGTAAACCTACACCTAACTTTCCCCTCAATGTACAACTATTAGCATAACAATTCCATATAAGTGTACCGTTGTCATTGGTCACTGTAAATGTATTCTTTCTACTGCACACTGGACATGTACTTCTATATGTTTGACCTATATATAAATCTAAATTAGATACATAGTCTTTTATATTAATCATTTAAATAATCTTTATTAATATATTAATATTATTATTAATAAATACATATAACTAATCACTTAAATGTACACTGTCCGTGTTGGTGAAGCGAAGCTTAGCAGCATTTTTAGCACTTGTCAATGTATTCTTCATGTAAGGGGTTACTGAACCAGGACTTACATGACCAGTTACAGACATGATTTGTGGTAATGGAACACCTGCATCAACCATCTCCATCGTACCTGTCCTTCTCATATCCATAATCTGTAGCTCTTCAGGTAACCCTGCCTTACGTATAACTCTTCTTGCCGCTAGTGCTAATTGGAACTTATCGTAAGGCTTGTTATGTATCCTATCCCTGTGACATTGAGGAGCTATGTAATCTGTGCCTACTTCATGCTTCTGCTGCACTAGCATCTCATGTAACTCCTCTGTTGTAGGTAACTCTACCCTAGCCCTACGCTTTGACTGCTCCAATGATAATACTTTAGTATCAAAGTTGTAGTTAGTCCACTTAAGATTGGACATATCCCCTAGCCTCTGACACCACTCGTATGCCATCTGAACTATCAACCCCACAGAACGGGTATTAAACGAGCTATAAGCCACGTTTAGGAAGCAGGTGATATCCTCCCTAGTCCAGACTACTTTGCGTGGCTTGTGGGGCCTCCTAAGTACCTTGCTGAAGGGATTTATCTCACAGTATCCCAGACGTATGGCAAGATTGAATACTACAGAGGCAGCTGACATGGTGTGATTAGCAAACGGTACACCCCTCTCAGCCCAAGTGTTGTATGCACGTTGGGCTATGGGTACACTGATTGTTTGCAGGCTATAGTTCTCTATCTTCATGTCAACCCGAACAGGTGTCTGTAAGAAAGCATTGAGACAGTACCGATAATCTTTCTGAGCCTGAGGAGAGAGTGACCTATACTCCAGTGACTTGTAGTACATCTCAACGGCATCAGTAATCCGTGTTCGTTTGGCTCGCCCCATGTGATTGCCTACCCCAATTATTGAATACGGTTGATAGGAACTTCATACGTTCTTTCTTGGACTCAGGCTGTGTAATGACAGCTTCTTCAGGCACATATCCTGGCACTGTCCATGCCCACTTAGTACCTACCTTAACTGCAATGACCATGTTTTGCTTACGCATGTACTGTAATACAGCTACTACACGAGCATGTGGTACTTTAAACTTCTTTTGTAGATCGATAGCAGTTAAAGGTGTGGCAGTTACAGCTTGTATAATTTCAGTGTGGTTCATATATTACCTGTGATTACTTTGATTGCATACGCATAATAGTTATGGGAATGATTGCGCTCTTGCAGTCGCTCTAGGATGTCAAAGATCTGTTTCTCTTTTTCAGCAGCAACAAGAGCAGCGAAGCGTTCAAGAACATCGGGGGTGGCAAAGACTTGCACATCGTCCCAGTGTTCTGGGCTTCTGAATGGTTTGCACCCTGCCTCCCTAGCCATGCGGATGATGTCTTCTTTGTTCATCCTTCACCTCTTAATATATCTGCAGCTTCCTTCATGCCATACTTCTCCAGTACATTGATACAATTAGTTAGCCTATCTTCACTAGCTTCATAGGCAATTGCTTCAGCAAAATCTACAAGAGATTTATTGGCATAGATAGATCCTACATGGGTGTACCTTGCGATACGACTAAAGTCATCTGTGTTCATGTTAACTCCTCATTCCAAGTGAAAGACACTAGCAATAGCCTCTGCACATGCCAGTGCTACCTCTACATGCTCTTTCTGTGTACCATTCTTAGTACGTAGGTCTAGGTAATGTAACCAACTACGCAATGTTCCATTCATGTACATCCTAGATTCCATCATCCCTTCAGGCAACACAGATCTTGCAACTTCTTTAGCTAAGCCATGCTTGATAGCCCAGTTGTAGGCATCCAATGCTGCATGTTTCACTGCGAGTTGATGGTACTCCCAGACTTCTTGCAATCGCTTGTCATTAGTTTCAATAGAATTCTGTCTGTTAGATTTGTCTTGTAGCCTTGCTTCTCTAAGTACAAATGAGAGTTCTTTAGTTGGGTCAGCATATCGTTGGCTAAACTCTTGGAAGCTAAAGGATCTATGTCTGAGGATCTGCCTTGCAATGTCTCTGGTGGTAGTGATTTCGAGGCAGAGGTTGACCATCTCGAAGGGTGACCAGTGCTTGTGTTCAATGAGGTACTCCAGTAGTTTGTCTGCAGTTTTGCTATTGAATTGATTGGATGGATTCGAGACACGAGCGCAGTACGCAACCAATTCTTTAATCGTTTGGGGATGTCCTGTATAAACGCCATCGTCATCTACAAATGCTCCAGTGTTTACGTATGTATATGAAATCAATTTAACCTTCACGGTATACCTCTAGCCTTTCTTGTTGCAGCTGTGTTAGTTTGGAATACTTCTCTTTCCTGCGGTTAGCTTCCTTGACTACGATGGCATCAGGTTCAATGCCTACCTTCTCTACAAATGCAGGTGTCTGCGG